CTAATAGAACAATTACTTTACCTGCACCAGTTGCTGGTCAAACTTACAAATTGATCTATGGCGGCGCTGCAGAAGAAGCAGAAAATCTAATTATCGTAACACCAGGGAATACTAACTTTTTCATTGGTTGTATCGTTCACTTAGATTCAAATGCTGATAACACATCAATTTATTCTAACGGAAGCTCTAACTCACAGTTAACTCTTACAGATTTTGGTTGTTTTGAAATTAACATTGTAGCTAAAGATAGTACAAATTACTTTATTTGGGGTTATGCAGAAAGTGCAGATGCACCTGCATTTGCAAATCAATAATAACAATTAATGTGAGGGCTTCGGCCCTCACAGTTTCTTAATTAAGGAGGGAAACATGGCAGATACAGTAACAGGACCAACTATCTTACAACAAAATGATAATAGAGTTGTTATTAAAATAGTAAACGAATCAGATGGAACAGGCGGAACTACAGTTTTTGGAGATGTCTCAGCATTAGATGCTAGAGAAGATGGAACTGCGGTGGCTCACTTAGGATTACTCAGAGTTTGGTATTCATGTCAAGGCGGCGATGGTGGAGACGCTTTTGCACGTTTAGATGAAGAAGACTCTGATGGAGATATTCCTATCATAGGATTAACTGGCGCAGGATATTGGGATTTTAGAGAGTTTGGTGGAATACCAGCAGACAAGTCATCCAATAGTAACGAAAGCGATGTTAACTTTGTTGTGCCAGGTGCTGCTGATTCTGGTAACATGTATACGGTTATAGCAGAATTTCAAAAAATTTATTAAGGAGGTAGCTGATGGCCAATACAACTTCAGGCACAGTTACTTTTGATAAAACTTTTGCTGTTGATGATTTAATAGCAGAAGCCTATGAACGAATTGGTTCACAAGTAACTTCTGGATATCAATTAAGATCTGCAAGAAGATCTCTAAATATATTATTTCAAGAGTGGGGTAATAGAGGCTTACACTATTGGGAAGTAGGAGATACAAATATAGACTTAATTGAAGGTCAAGCAGAATACACTTTTTTCAGATCAAGCGGAGATGGCACCTCATCAGTTACTGTAGGTGGCACAAGCGGATCCTCTACTTTTGGTGTTGCAGATATATTAGAGGCAACTTTTAGACAGAATAGAACACAGACTACTCAAGCTGATTCAGCGATGACGAAGATTGATAGATCTACTTATTCTAGTTTATCAGGTAAATTATCTAAAGGGACTCCCTCTCAATATTTTGTCCAGCGTTTTATAGATAAAACAACTGTCACTGTATATCCAACACCAGATGCAACAGCAGCCACAAAAGATATGCACATATTTTTTGTAAAAAGAATACAAGATGTTGACTCAACATATACAGATGCAACAGATGTTCCTTATAGATTTGTGCCTTGCATGGTATCTGGTTTAGCATTTTACTTAGCACAAAAATATGCACCAGATAGAGTGCAAGCTATGAAACTATATTACGAAGATGAATTAGGTCGAGCCTTATCAGAAGATGGCTCTTCTTCTAGTACAATAATAACACCTAAAACTTATTACCCAGGAGCGTAATGGCATTTGCAAGAGGAAAAAAATCAAAAGCAATATCTGATAGATCAGGTATGGCATTTCCGTATGAGGAAATGGTAAAGGAATGGAACGGTCATTTTGTTCATAAATCAGAATATGAGGCTAAACATCCACAATTAGAATTAAGATCTAGGTCAGGTGATTCACAAGGATTAAGAGATGTAAGGCCTGACAGAACAGAAAACGAAGTTTTAATATTATTAGGACCTAATCCATTTGAGACAATATCATCTAGCTCTGGTATTATAAACGTATTTGAAGTTGGACATGGAAGATCTACAGGAGATACTGTTAGATTTAGAGGCCCTATATTTACAACATCTGATCCTGATGGTTTTCAAAACCCAAATAATTTTGATGGCATTACAGGATCTAACATAGCAAAAGCCGCTGGTTACTCGATAACAGTTGGAAAAAGAGATTCTAGTGGCAATATAGAAAACACAGAAAATTTCTACCACTTTACTGTTGATACAGATACTGCTACAAGTGGAGGGATATCAGGAGGAGGCAATAGTTGTTCGGCTGGTCCAGCAACATTGACAGCGTAATATGGCAGGATTAAGTGCATCAGGATTAAAAACACAGATAAGAAGTTATACAGAAGTTAGCTCTACCGTGCTGTCAGACAGCGTGTTAGAGAATATAATATTAAACGCACAATATAGAATATTTAGAGATGTACCTATCGATGCGGATAGAAAAACAGCTACAGGTAATTTTACATCTGGGACAAACAATGTAACTGTTCCAGCAGGAGCTGTATTCGTTAGAGCAGTTCAAGTCTATACTGCAACTGGATCTACTTTTACTGGTGCCAATGTATATTTAGAAAAAAGAGATATTACATTTTTAGAAGAATATATATCAGCGAGCACATCTACTGGAACACCAAAATATTATGCAATGTTAGATACTGGAGCTACTGGAGAAAGTTCATCAAATTCTGGATCTATAATTGTGTCACCGACACCGAGTGCAACGTTTGCATATAAGATACATTACAATGCAGTGCCATCTTTATTAGAAAATGATGATACTAATTATATTAGTATGAATTTTCCAAATGGTCTGCTATATTGCTGTTTAGCAGAAGCCTATGGTTTCTTAAAAGGCCCAGCTGATATGCTGCAATTATACGAACAAAAATACCAACAAGAAGTACAAAAATTTGGAGGAGAGCAAATAGGTAGAAGACGAAGAGATGACTACACTGATGGAACAGTTAGAATACCCGTCAACTCACCAACACCTTAAGGATTAAATTATGGCATCAACATTTTCAGATCTTGGTATCGAACTAATGGCAACCGGAGAAAACTCTGGTACATGGGGAACAAAAACTAACACAAATTTACAGATAGTAGAAAAAGCTATTGCTGGTTATGTAGAAAAATCTATCGCTGGTGGGGCACAAACAACTACTTTATCCATCACAGATGGAGATGCAACTGAGTCAACCTCTGTTGCTAGACATGCAGTAATAAAACTTACAGGGACTATTACAGGTAATCAAGTTGTAACTGTTCCAGATTCAATCGAAAAAGTCTATATTGTAGTAAATGGAACATCAGGCGCTTTTACTGTTCAATTTAAAACTGCATCAGGATCTGGTGTAACTTTTGCAACATCTGATAAAAGCACAAAATTACTTTTTTCTGATGGAACAAATATAGTAGACACTAATTTTAGTGGAGCTACAGATTTAGATGGTGGAGCTTTAACTCTTGATGCTGATGCTGACACTACAATTACAGCAGACACAGACGATCAAATAGACATTGCAATCGCTGGAGCAGATGATTTTAGATTTACAGCAAACACATTTACAGCTTTATCTGGTAGTAGTGTCGTTATACCAGAGGGTGGTCTTACTTTAGGTAGCACTGCTGTTACGTCAACTGCTGCAGAATTAAATATATTGGATGGGGTTACTTCAACAGCTACAGAGCTTAATATATTAGATGGGGTTACTTCAACAGCTGCAGAACTTAATATATTAGATGGTGTTACTTCTACAGCTGCAGAATTAAATTTATTAGATGGTATTACTGCGGGAACCGTATCTGCATCTTTAGCAGTTATAGTGGATTCAAACAAAGATATATCTGGATTTAGAAATTTAAGTATTACAGGAGATCTTACTGTATCTGGTGATGATATTACCATGGGTACAAACACTGCAGGTAATTTATTAATTGCAGATGGTACAAATTTTAATTCAGTAGCAGTAAGTTCTTTATCAGAAATATCTACAGTTGCTAATGATGATGTATTTTTAGCAATAGATACTTCAGGTGGTGGTCTTAAAAAAATTGCAAGATCAGCAGTAGTATCAGGACTCGCTACATCTGGTGCAATATCAAATGTAGTAGAAGATACATCTCCACAATTAGGTGGTGATTTAGATGTTAATGGTAATGCTTTAGTATCTACGTCAAACGGCAATATTGTTTTAACACCAAACGGAAGTGGAGTTGTTAGAATAGATGGATCTAATGGTATTGACATACAATCAGGATCTATATCAATTAAAAACTCTGGTTCTCAATCTTACGTTGATTTTTATTGTGAGTCATCAAACGCTCATTATGCTAGATTACAAGCTCCTGCTCACTCAGCTTTTTCTGGTAATATTACTTTAACTTTACCAGCTACCACAGACACAGTCGCAGGTATAGCAGCAACACAAACTTTTACTAATAAAACATTAACTTCACCAAAAATAAATGAAAATGTGGCTGTGACTGCAACAGCTACGGAAATAAATCTATTAGACGGTGTGACTGCAACAACTGCTGAATTAAATATATTAGATGGAGTAACATCCACTGCTGCTGAATTAAATATATTAGACGGTGTTACATCTACGGCAGCAGAGCTTAACATATTAGACGGTGTTACATCTACGGCAGCAGAGCTTAACATATTAGATGGTGTTACATCTACAGCAGCAGAACTTAATATATTAGACGGTGTAACCTCTACAGCAACAGAACTAAACATTATGGATGGTGGTACATCTGCTAGCTCTACAACTTTAGTAGATGCCGATAGATTAGTTGCAAATGATGCAGGCACTATGAAACAAGTAGCATTAACAGATGTTAAAACATATTTAACTAGTGCAGGATTTGTAACAGA